CAGGGCGCCCCTCTCCCTCGTGAGGAGGACGTCCCGGTCATATTCCATGTAGTCTCCATGGCCGATGATGCACCTTGCCCTGTGAGGGGAATACTTATTGATCGCCCTCATCAAGTGCGTCGGCTGACCGGCGATGTTGAAATCGGAAATGATCGCAATGTTCATCCCGTCCTTCGGCGCCGACCCCGGCCTGATCTCCTTTTCAAACGGATTCATTTCGCTCCTTTCTTCAGCAGGGCAACGACGACATCCAGGATCCCCAGGACAATCATCGAGCCGCAACAGACACAGGTGATGTAAAACAGGGCCTCAGGCCAGGTCATTTCCCGGCCTCCTTGAACCGCTTCACCCCGTTTCGCACGAGGATTGTTTTCAGAAGCCCGTCCCAGGTCTGGCAGTAAAGCATCCGGATACCCGGAAGGATGCAATGGCCGCCGATCTTCCCCTCCGGAGGCTCGAGGACCGGCCGGCAGTATTCCGCGGTCCCCCTCCTCAGGTTGATCCCGTTGTATCCGTGGTCGTATGCCATGACCTCCTTCCAGGGAAGGCCGATCTCGTCGGCGGTCTCCTTCGACGTCCGGGCGAATTCGATGCAGAGCCCGTAATAGGCAAGGGATCTCAGCTTCAGGAATTCCGTCCAGTCCGGTTTCTCCAGGACATCAAACCTCAGGCCGCACTCCCGGAGAAACTGCTCGATGACCGGATCCGGCCCGCCCAGGACATTGTCCGGATTGCACTTCATGTCCCCGTCGATCCCCGGGTGCCTTCCCTCAACCGGGAAATGCGAGGCCCCGAGGACCCCGCACGTCCCGATCGGCACAGTGGAGAAAATGAGGACTCTGTCTGTTTTCGCCATGTCCTTGTATCCCCTGACCGCCTGCCTGAATTTCTCGCTCCAGGGAAAAGCGACGAGGACAAGATCCTTTTTGTCGGGACACTTCTTCAGGGGATGGCCCTGCCCCGGATCCACGACCACGACCTGATGATGAGGCGCCACGAGGCGGTAAATCGCCTGGCCAACCTCCCCGTATCCCGCAAGCAATGCCTTCAACCCCTTCCCTCCTTCTCCAGCTCCCTGACCCTGTCCTTCTCCATGTCAAAAACACCCCGGCGAAATTGACATCAGATCGCCACCCTGCCGAAATAAACCCCATCCCCCACGAGGACCGCATCAGGAAAGTCCACCGGACAAAGCGCGGGGTATTCCGCAAGGTCCCTCTCCTCGATCATCTCCGTGTATTCGAGGATCTGGCCGTCCTTGCGCTTGAAATAAAAGCGGTCCCTGCCCATCTTGTCGAGGAGCTGTCTCTGTTTTCTCGAATACCAGAACCGGCCTCTCGGAACCCCTCCCGGGACATACCGCCTCGCCCTGGAAAGCTCCGTGTAAAGGTCCTTGTCAAACTTCTTCATGACACCCTCCTCTCACATTCTGACCCGGTTATTGACCCACCCGTCGAAGGCCCAGAGGTATTGATCCGGGTTATCCGTCGCCAGCCTGAAATACCTGTATCCCTGAAGGATGTTCAAAGTCTTGAGGACCGCGTTGCGGTGCCTCGTCCTGCTGAGCCGGTTCACGGTCCCGATCGTCACCGGCCCGACAACCCCGTCGACCACAATGCCCCGGTCATAGACCCGGAGGGTTTCCTGGAGGATCCTCGCGGCGATCCCCACCCCGCAGTTGACGGCCGTGTCAAACACCTCCTCGGCAATCTCCTGGTCCAGGACACAGTCAAGCCTCATGGTCACCCATTCGAAGTGATAATAAATATCCCTGGCCTGCTGGACCGCGAGATCCTCAATCCTCTCAACCCCCCTGATAACCCCCAGGGCGAGGGCCTGCCGGAACCTCCTCTCCGTGATCCCGTATTTCGTTTTCCCGCCCGTGTCCTTCGGGTGGTCGGAAAAGACACCCTCCACACCCAGGGTCTTTTTCACGGCAAGGTCGAAATCAGCCATTGATCACCTCCAGCCTTTCAGCCTCCTCCTTTTCCCGCTGCTTTTTCTTTTTCATAGCAATAGCGATGTTCCACTACTCGACAGCGTCCCGGAGCTCAAGGAGTTTTGCCATCCAGGCATACCCCGCGAAATGCTGGTCCGTCGGGAATTCGACCTCCCAAAGTCCATGATCTTTCGTTTTCTTGTTCCACCTCGCCGGATTGTATTTCACGAGGGCAAGGGCCTGCTTCATCGGCCTGCCATCCTTCGACTTCTGATAGACGGCAGCGACCATGTGCTCGGAAAGGACCACAAAAAAGGAATATGCTCAGTCCTCCTTCGTGAACATCTCTTTCCGTTCGGGCAGATTGTGAAATGCCGCCCTGTCCTCAAGGGCATCCATCAACTTAACCTCGACCTCATCCGTCACTGCTCCACCTCCCCCCTGAGTTCGGGCTCCGGAGCAGAGGTCTCGGAGTTCTTCCGGACTTCCTTCTCGACTTCCGTGACGAACCTCCGGATGTGCTCGAGCCTCGACCCCGGAATCGGGTTCATCCACTCCTTCAGGTCAACCTGGTTGATGAAATTATTATTGCCATCGAAAGAGACAACGGACTCGACCCACACCTTGTCACTGCCCGGATAAATGCCGAGCCTCGCCATCGAATAACCGCCGTCACTCTGGTATCTGACCCAGACGGCCCAGACGGACCCGTCCCCGGATCTCCTGATAGTATCCTTGTCGATCTGTATATTCCCTCCGATCTCGACCCAGTTCACGGCCCACGCGGAAGAAGCCAGGACAGGAAGGATCAGGACCAGGACAGCCGCAATCAGTATCTTTCTCATTTTTCTCCTCCTCAAAATTGTCGAGACATGCACAGAAGATCGACGGATCATCGACATACTATGTGCGATTGTCTTAAAACCTGCAGAATGGTTTCCAGCTCCCACGGCCTTTTCACCCGGGCAAGAGCGTCTATGCCCCGGTTGTAAGGGTAATCAATCAGGACGATCCGGTCATAGGCCTCCCTCGGGAATTTCGGATAGTCCTCGACCAGGAATCCGCGCTCGAGGTATTTGAGCTTCCCCTCCATGGAATCGACAAAGGTCAGCGTGTATTTCCCGGGAATGTTTCTCGCGACCCACTCGACAGTATTCGGCCTCCAGGAAGGCGCCTGATAGGTAACGATGTCGATGGGCCCGTTGCCGGTGATGACGTCGAAGTATTTTGTCCTGGGGGCCTCGAGCAGGACCTCCAGCCGGTCGTCGATGTATCCGCAGAAAGTCTGCCCGTTCGGGGCCAGGTCGTCCCAGGTCTTTAGTTTCATCCCGCCGATCCCGTCGGCAAGGGATCTCAGGACGCCGTCAAGGTCGAAATAGATTTTATTTTTCATCAAGCTCCTCGAAGTATTCCGTCACATTGTTCGGATGGAACCCGAAAGCCATGGCAGCCTGCTTGAACAGCTCCACGACTTCATCAAACTCAGCCGCAGGACTTTCAACGATGGCCTTCACCTTCAGGTCGTCATCCTCGATGGTGATCCTCATCACAACCCCTCCACGCTCGTCATGCCGCCCTCAACCTTCCGGGTCGGGAATTCCTTCGCGATGTAGTATCCCAGGCCGTCGGTAAGGTGCGTCCTGGCAGGGTCCTTCTTCTTGTCGATCTCCCCGGATCCCCCTTTGACCAGGACGACGCCCTCGAGGTCCCGCACAAGCTCGGGACATTTCCCCGGGTCGACCATCATCCTCACCGTCCCGTCCATGGCCTTCAGCCTGGAGTTGACGGCATTGACCCGGTCCCTCTCCCTCGGGTTGTCCCTCGGCACCCGGAACCTCAAGCGGTCCCCGAAGTGCTTCCCCAGGATCTGCCTGATGAGCTCCCAGTCGGAGCCGAGGACCTTCGCGGATCCCTTCGCCCCTCCGGTGGCGTCCCCGTAACACCAGACCTCGCCTTCGTGGTCGCCCCAGTCCTGGATCAGCCTCCGGCAGACCATCGGCGTGTTTGAATTCGTGGGGATGAAAACCTCCCCGATGCACCCGGTCATGTAGTCCCCCACAATGGGAAGGCCCGCCTCGTCCGGCCTCGGCAGCTCCTGGCAGACGACGGCAACCCCCGGAGCCACGTTGAAATCGAAACAGAACACAAGGGGCCAGGCCGGGACATACGGCAGGGAAAACCTCGCATGGACCCGGTCCTCAAAAGGGTAATAGGCCCGCCCCTCGAAGTAGATGAACGAGGCCTCATATTCCTGGAGGTAAGTGAGCTCGTCCAGGTCGCGCTTCGCCGCGGCGATCTCCTCAGGGGGAAGGATGTCGGCAGACTTCCAATGGAACGAATCCCACTCCCCGGTGGTGTCGGCCTGCGCGTTCTTGTCGGCGATGTAATAGTGATTTCTCCCCTCCGGGACCCCGATGAGCCACGCCCACCCCTTCCGGTCGGAAAGCGCCGGCCGGATATTCTGGAGCCAGGCGGTCTCCTTGATGTTCCCGAATTCATCGACAATCCCCCCGTCCCACCCGACACCCTCGATGCGCTCCGGGACATCCATCCCCAGGACGGTGATGACGGGGCCATGAACCATGTGAATCGTCATGTCCGTCTCGCTCGGCTTCCGGGCCATGAGGTAGTTCGGAACCATCCGCTTGAGGTCCTCCCAGAAAATCCGCTTCGCCTGGTCCCTGGTCGGGGCCGAAGCGAAATACCTGGCATCCGGGAAATTCTGCCTCCGGTTGATGGCCGCCCGGACCAGCTTCCTTTTCGCCAGCTCCGTCTTTCCGGATCGCCTCCCCGCCGGAACCGTCCGGAACCTCACCGGAGACTCCCAGAGCCTCAACTGCTCCGGGTGATAAAACATGGGTGTCCATCTCGGTGTCAGGGCCATATCCTAATTAAGCACCCTCGGCTTCTCCTCTTGAGCCACGTGAGGGCTTTCCCCCTCCCCCCCATACTCACCCCCGGGGGACGCCTTGCTCTGGTCCTGGGCCGTTTTCGGAGGCCTCCCGATGGTGGCATCCGCCTCCTCCTCAAACTTCCTGAGCTCAGCCCACAGCTCCTGCGGGTCCATGGCCCGGCCCCCCTCCTGGAACATCCCGACATGCTTCCCCAGGAGCTCAATCGCCCGGATCTTGTCCGACCACTTCATCGTCGTCGAAGCCTTGTCCGGGTCCTTGCTGACCGCCTCGACCAGGAGCCGAAGGACATCCTCCTGGGAGACCTTGACCTCCCTCGCCCTCTCGGCCTGGAGAAAAGCGATCCGTTTCTGGATGTTAGGTTTCTGTAACAGGCGATGGGCCATCACCCTCGCCGAATTTATTTTGTTTTTATACCCGGCCCTGATATAAGACTGCGTCGCGTTTAGGTCTTTCAAATATTCCTGGCAGAACCTCTCCTGCTTCCCCGGGAGCCGGAAATCATCCTGTCCCGGTATTCCCGGCGCCGGAAACGGAGGAGCTTCGCCTGTTTCTTCCGCCGGTTTCGGCTCGAATTCAGTGAAAAAGTCCTCGAGGGCATTCTCCGCGACCTGTAACTCCTTAATATATCTCGCGGATGGAGAGGTGTTGAGGTTCGACTGGATGGCGATATAGGTATTCCAGAGGAGCTTCAGCCTGTTTTGGGACGCCTGCCCTTCAAGGGTGATCAGAAGATTATCTATTTTCGACTTGTCAATCATTCCCTGTCCTTGCCGGGAGAAGTCTTGTGGATGGCCTGGTTTCTTCCTTGGCGTCCTTGATCCATTTGTCCGCCAAAGCCTTGACCAGCCCTTTCGACCTTGTCTTGACAGCGTCAAGGTCGATGGACAGCTGGCCTTCCCGTTCACCAGGGATGGCGG